GGCCGCCCGGTCCGTCACCGCCCGCGCCGCTGTCGAGGGCCACATCGACGCCCTCGGCGAGATTGGCGTAGGGCTGGTCATCGTCTCCGACGCGCCCCTGGAGTGCCCGCTGTGCCGCCCGTGGGAAGGCGAGATTCTCTCGCTCGCGGGGCCGTCCGGTCCGCACGTCGTACGGGAGCGGCACGCAATCCAGCGCAGCCAGACCGTCGCTGTGCACGTCGTCGGCAGCCTGATCGAGGCCCGCGCCGCCGGACTGTTCCATCCCACCTGTCGGCACAGCCTCAGTGCCTACCTGCCGGGCGTCACGACGCGCCCGCCGCACCACCCGACACCCGGCACGACGTACGAGGACACCCAGCGTCAGCGGGAGATCGAGCGGCACATCCGCCTCTGGAAGCGCCGCCAGGCCGCCGCCATGGACGAGGCCACGCACCGCGCCGCCGGTGCGAAGGTCCGAGCCTGGCAGGCCGCCATGCGCGAGCACATCGCCGCACACGACGACCTCCGCCGTAAGCCCGTGCGCGAGCAGATCGGCTCTGCGCGCTGACCCACCCAACGGCCCGCCAGGCGCGGGCCCCGCGATGCCCCAGGAGGGCACATGCGTAAGAAGGACCTGCCGCGTCATCGCAAGGACTACGTCTGGGCCCACCCGTACGGCCACAGCCCTTTCTCCCCGGTCCTCTACGCGGATGGCGGCGCAGGGGACGGCGGAGGCTCCGGATCCGGCAGCGGCGACGGGGGCGCGGGAACAGGCGGTGACGGCGGCCAAGGCGGCGCCGGAGCAGCTAGCGGAGCAGCCGGAGCCCAGGGCGGTGCCGGTGACGGGGCGCAGGACGTCCAGTCCCTTCCTCCGTGGGCGCAGAAGCTCATCTCCGACACCCGCGCCGAGGCCGCCGGCCACCGCACCGCGAAGCAGCAGGCCGCTGACGACGCCAAGAAGGCGTTCGCGCAGGAGATCGGCAAGGTCCTCGGCCTCGTCGAGGACGACAAGCCTGCCGACCCCGCGCAGCTCACCGCGACCATCGGCGAGCAGACCGGCCGTATCGGCAGCCTCGAAGGCACCGTGAAGTCCCTGACCGTCGAACTCGCCGCCTTCAAGGCCGCAGGCAAGCACGAAGCCAACCCGGCCGCGCTGCTCGACTCGCGGTCGTTCCTGGAGTCCGTGGCCGGGCTGGACCCGGCTGCCGAAGACTTCGGCACCAAGCTCGACGCCGCCATCAAGGCCGCCGTCGATGGCAATCAGCAGCTCCGTGCGGTGCCTGGCGCACCGAGGCGGGGCGGGGGCGACTTCGCCGGCGGGCCCAGCACAGAAGGCCGCCCCACCTCTCTCGGACAAGCCGTAGCCGCCGCGCTCGCGGGCGGCTAACACCTAGGAGCACCCCATGCCCATCACGCTCGCCCAGGCGCAGGTCAACGCCGCGACTGACGTCGACTACGCCGTCATCGACAACCTGCGCCGCAGCTCGTGGCTCGTCGACCAGATGGTCTTCGACGACACCGTCACTCCCGGCACCAACGGCGGCAGCCTCACCTACGCCTACACCCGGCTCACCTCCGCCGCACCGGCCGGTTTCCGTGCGATCAACTCCGAGTACACGCCCGGCCAGGCGGCCCGCCTGCCGGCCAGCGTGAACCTCAAGCCGATGGGTGGCGCGTTCACCCTCGACCGCGTCCTCAAGAACCTCGGCGCGGCCGCCACCAACGAGGTCACGTTCCAGCTCCAGCAGCTCCAGACGTCGATCCCGATCCGCTTCGCGCAGGAGCTGATCCTCGGCGACACCGCAGTGGACGCGAACGGCTTCGACGGCCTGTCGAAGATCCTCACCGGTGCCACCACCGAGAAGACCGCGGTCGTCGCGGACTGGACGGCTGCGACCGTCATCACGCAGCCGCTGGCCATGGCCCGGCTCGACGAGGTCGACGAGTGGCTGTCGAGCATCGTCCCGTCCCACACCGGCGGCGGCGACGCGGGCACCATCGGTGCGCTGCCGCCTGGCCAGAAGGCCATTCTCGGCAACACCAAGTCGATCACCCGCTTCAAGGCCCTGGCCCGGTGGGCGGCGATCTACTCCGAGGAGAAGGACACCCTCGGCCGCACGATCTTCCGGTACGGGGACTGGGTCCTCCAGGACATCGGCGACCGCCTCGACGGCTCCGCGCCGATCATCCCCGTCTCGTCGTCCTCGACCGACCTGTACGCGATCACCTTCGGCCTGGACTCCGTGCACGCCGCGTCCGCCGCAGGCAACCCGCTCGTACAGACCTGGCTGCCGGATTTCTCCACCGCTGGCGCAGTCAAGACCGGCGAGATCGAGATGGGCCCGGCCGCCCTGGTCGTCAAGAACACCAAGGCCGCCGGCGTCCTTCGCGGCATCGACGTGGTCTGAGAGGGCTGGTCACCATGAAGTACCGCATCACCACTCCCCTCCTGGGGTTCACCGGCGTCTCTGCGGGCGTCAACTTCACCAACGGCGCCGCCGAGATCGAGGCTCCGGAGCTGCCGCCGCTGCCCGAAGGCCGGGATCCGAACCGCCAGGAGCGCCAGGAGCGCGACCGGATCGGCCAGGACGACGGCTTCCGCCAGCTCCGGTACTTCCGGACGCAGGGCTACGGCGTCGAGGAAGTCAGCGAGCCCGAGCCCGCTGACGAGCCGCTGACGCCCGTCCCCGTCGACCCGCTGACGCCCGTCGTCGTCTCGAAGGCCCCGGCCCGCTCTGCCGCCAAGAGCGACTGGTTCGCCTACGCCATCGCCAACGGCATGGACGAGGACGAGGCCGACAAGCTCACCCGCGACCAGCTCGTGGAGCTGTTCCTCGACAAGAAGGGAGCCGCGTCATGACGCAGCTCGGCGCCTACAGCCGCAACGTTCGCGACGCCCTCGCGCACTACAACCTGTCCGACCCCTCCAGCGCGGACACGTTCTTCCGCCGGAACATGCCGCGCACCGGCCTGTACGACTCGGCCAGCGACACGGGCCAGGTCGCCCTCGCCACCGGCGTCATGACCTCGGTGCCGATCTACCTCCAGGCCGGGGACGTCATCACGAACCTCAGCTTCCGCTCTGGGGCGACGGCGGCCGGCACCCCGACCGCGTGGTGGTTCGCGCTGTACTCCAGTGCGGCCACGCCCGCGCTGCTCGCGCAGACCGCCGACCAGACCTCGACGGCGTGGGCGGCCAACACGACCATGACCAAGGCCCTGGCCACCGCGCAGACCATCACCGCGACCGGCATCTACTGGGCCGCGATCAACGTCACCGCCACGACCCCGCCGACCCTGCTGGGCTGCGCGGTGGCCCCGGCGATCGTCACCGGCGAGCGCAACCTCAGCCAGTCCTCCGGCTCGGCGCTGACCACCACGGCCCCGTCCACCATCGCGACCCCGACGGCGAAGAACTTCTCGCCGTACGTGGTCCTGACCTGAGAAGAGGACTGACGCATGGCCCTGTCCAACATCATCATGGCGTTCTCGGCTGCCGCCACGCAGTCGACCGCGCTGGACCTCACCACCGCGACCGCGCCGGTCCAGTACCGCAAGGCCAACACCCTCACCTCCGGCACCGGCGCCAACCAGGCCGACCTCATCTTCACCGACACCCGCACCCTCGCTGCGAGCGCCACCGAGGATCTCGACCTGGCGGGCGTCCTCGTCGGCGCCTTCGGGGCGACGCTGACGTTCGCCCGGGTCAAGGGTCTGTTCATCGTGGCGGCGGCCGCGAACACCAACAACGTCAACATCACCCGCCCGGCCGCGAACGGTGTCCCCCTGTTCTTGGCAGCGGGTGACGGGGTCGCCGTAAGGCCCGGCGGGTGGTTCGCGATGAGCGCCCCGGATGCCACGGGCTACCCGGTCACCGCGGCGACTGGCGACCTGGTCACGCTCACCAACAGTGCGGCCGGCACGTCGGTGACGTACGACGTCATCATCATCGGCTCGTCCGCGTAAGGGGTGATGGCCGGTGGCCAGGGTCTACGCAACACCGGCCGACCTCGCCGACTACACCGGCACGGCCGCACCCGCCGCCGCCGAGCGGCTGCTTCGGAACGCCTCGACCATGCTGGAGTCTCGCGTCTTCCGGCTCTGCTGGTTCGTGGCCGACACCACCACGGGCCTACCTACTAACACGATCGTCGCGGGCGCGTTCCGGGACGCGGTGTGCGCACAGGTTGCGTGGTGGGACGAAGTCGGGGATTCCACCGGTGCGGCTGGCGTCGGCTGGGGCTCGGTGGAGATCGGGTCCGTGAAGCTGGGCCGGTCGGTGACGACTGTCAGCGGCGATGCGTCACCGGCCCGTCAGGTCGCGCCTCAGGCGATGGATGCGTTGCTGTCCACCGACCTGACGCCGGACATCTTCGAGCTGGGGTCGGTGTCGTCGTGAGCAGCGTCCCGGGCACGCTGCTGCGCCACGAGGTCACCGTCGAGCCCTACACGGGCGACGGGTCGTACGGGCCGGTCTACAGCGAGGCGGCGCCCGTCCGCTGCTTCCTCGACCAGAAGACCCGCATGGTCCGGGATCCGGGCGGCAGGGAGGTCACCAGCACCTCGACGTTCTACTGCCT